GATTTGCCGTCCTCACTCCCGGATGCGTCTTTAAGGGACGCCCCCATACAGCGTTTAAGCCACACGGGGGAAATCCGAGATTCCAATGTGGGGCCCTCACGGACCCCCTGCAATGCCTCATGACATTATCATGGGACCCCATATTAATGAGATCCGTCTCGTTTGAAAATAGTTCCGAGGGAGTCGGGCACAATGCTCACAGTCCCTCGGGGTCCGTCGGTGGAACCCTACCATCGTCACCATCTGGCATGACCGGCATCCACCGGCCATTAATATTATGCCGAACCATCAAGTTCGACACATGAACCTCGACTAAATGTCGGAGTCCGTATTCAGGCCCGAGAGTAACCTCGGACCACTGTTCCGGCGAGTACCCCCAAGAGGGTGCTGGCCAAGCCCTCCGGTAATGTTCTCCGGGGGACAATTCGGCTATTTCCGTATTACACAGGAAATAGTATGGGCCCATCGCAGTTCCGCGGTAGGCATATGCAGCCATCCTATCGAAGGCGCAATCTAGACTCCCTGTATCTATCAGGAAGTCCTCTTGTACTACCCTCACACCGAAGGTAAAACGACTAGGGGGTCTATACCCCAGTCTTTCTTGCTCGGACTGACCGCCCGGGCGTAATCCTTTGTCTTGACCTATGTCAAAACGATTTCCCTCCCTGAGATAATTAAAAGGCTCAGGGGAGCATCTGGCCCGCAACCAATCAATTGCGGGAATATTGTACGTCCTGTACGCACCTTTAAAAAGTGCAACGCGACGGGACGCGATGAATCGCGCCAGACGGCGATCGTCTGACACGAATATGAGCACCTTGCGATCGCGAAGTGCATCTGAAGCGACTATTAACTCATCGTCGCTTACGAAAGACTGCGGGATATCCGCAGACGAAAGGTTCCACCTCTTACCGGGTGGTGCACCAATTGGGATCGCGAATTCACGTTCACGACCAGCTAGGGTTTCCTGCATCTGCAGGAACCAGGCGAACAGACTTTCAGCCTCCCGCTGTTGTGCGGAGCGTCTGTTCGAAATCTCGTCCTCGGTTCGAGTTAACCAAGGACATATGATTGCCCTATCTTCCTTGATAGGGACACGTAAGTCGTACCTCGATTGGAGGTACGGTTCGGCGTCCGAACGTTTAAAATATGGTTCGGACCGAAATTCCCTAAATTTATAGGGAACATTGATCCAGGCGGCTGTAAACGCCTGGATATCTAGATCCGAGCATTCCCACGGATCCAATGGTAGTTCCAATATAGGAACCTCAGCCTCTGGGGGTTTCTCCCCAGAGATCATAGCGTGCATATATTCATATGCAGCGATCTTCGCCTGAATTTCAGACGCTGATATTAGATGGTTCTTTAAACGACCCATCAAGTTACCCCAGGCATATTGATACCTGGATGAGTAAAGAACTTCTTTACCCTGTAGGCCCTCCGGCATTTCGGAGAGCTTTGTTCGTACGAACCATGATTCGGACGAAAAATGTTTCGTCATATTTAGACGAAAACTATTCAGCTGGTCGGGATTAGCCCGGCCCTGCGCATTACAATGCATATTATCTAATGCATTGTGGATAAGGGCGTCATACTTAACGATATAACGCCCGCGCTTGTGCACAACGCACCAACGCAAAAAGTTGCTCTTCTTATTGAAGAGCATGGGTTTACCCGTGGATACAAAATCCTGGGGAAAGTATACGAACCCGCGGAAATTCCGCAGGTCCAATAGTACGTCCTGGAACACACTAGCCAGGTCGAATAATGCCCGCCATTGGGTAGGCTTTACATAGGCAATATCTTTGCCTAATTGTGTAATACGCCCAACCGGCGTATAACTAAAATCCTCGCGATTTTTCTTAGCGGGGATGAGTAGACGCCCTTTAACGGCGTCAGTATATGGCACGCGATTCCAGTCGCGCGTCTTATTGATCCTCGAGAGACAGTCCTCGGGGAACCTGGGAATGGTAATACATTCCTCCGTGAAATAAGCGACACGGTCGCTTATATATGTGTCGTCTTCCGATATAACCATGCCAAAAGCACGGTAGGAAGACAATGCTCCCCGCAACGCAGGGATGCTGTCAGAGACGGCTACGTAGTCGTCCCCTACAATCACACTCTTATACATAGAGTGTGGGTAATGTGCCTTAACAAAGTAAGACACCGCGAGACCTACCAAAGTAAGGCAGGTCTTGGTTACAGGGTCGCCCATGAGAGCGGCCCGCGACGTAGTGCAAAATTCTTTGCCCTTATAGAAGACCCGACGCGGATGCGTCAGGACATCAATAACAACCTGCCCATACCAGGCAGGCATTGAAGTCGCCTTATTAAAGGCGGCAAGTACTGACCGGACAGTAGCCCAGTCAAAATAGTCTGTCGACGTTTTTAAGTCCGTCGACAGTGCAAATATCCTCCCCCGAGTATCGAGGGGGTCAGTGTTATTCCCGGTTTGCGGGAATAGATCAGATTCGAGGAGCTCGGTTGCGAGACCCCAACCATGTCGGGATGAAGTAATTCCCGACCAACACTCCGGAACTTTCCGAAGAATTTCTAGGCTTATATGACTATAAACCTGCAATAACTGGCTATGAAAATAGCTAGAAGATGTCGTGGTCCTAGCTTTAGGGCCAGGCTCAGCTATGACGTTAAGCTTAACGTCATGAAAATGTTCGTACCCGTTAAGGTACTGTTTGAGGCTATAATTAAATATAACCTCCCCAGGTGACCTGCAAGGCAGGTCAGTTAATAGACCTGATTCCAGGTCATATCGTCTTTGCCTAGCAGTTTGCAGGCAAATAGTACTGGCGGCTATTTGACATTTGCCGCCGTGAATACGTGATGCCTCGAAACAGGCATTCGATGTGGCGCTGACATGCGCAGCGCCCAATGCGTCAAAAACATGTTTTTGACTAACATGCTCATCCAAAGCGATGAGAATATATGGTTCCGGGTCAACAGCCGGAACATCAGAAGACGGCGTCGTAACGACGTCCTTAAATTGCTCGATAGATTCGAGCAGCATTGACGGCGGGGCGATCCCACCGTTACGAGTTTGGCAAAAGTTTAAAACTTTAACCAAATGTATTTTTGAATCGTTTTTCGATTCAAGACACATTCTCCGCCAAGCGGAGAGAAACGCCGTCTCACGTGTGAGGCGGGTAATGTATGTCCTCGAAACCGAGGGCACAGAAGGGTCCAAGTCTACAGACGAGGACGCCACTTTTCGTAAAATCTTTTTAAAAGACTTTAACCTAGATTCATAGCCTGATTGAAACAGACTATTAGATAGTACGGACCGCATAACGTTGTCCGTAAATTCGTAATCCCAGACGAAATTGTCAGGGGTTGACAGCATCATGGACGTTAAAAGTCCATCGACAGTATTGAGACGCTCTTGTAAAAAGAGCATCCCCTTATCGTCGCGTAGTAAATTTACTACGCGTCTACGAGTACCGGGCTTTAACGTCCGGTACCACCAGGTGCCGTATTTCACGACACATACGCGAACCTCAAAAGGGAGGTTCCAAAGTTTAGCCCTACTAACGCGTAGAGCTTTGATATGTGCGGCCACTCGGCAGTTTACCTCTGCCCCGGAAGTGACCCCGGTTTGACTACATACGAGTGATCGTATGTGTCTGAGGTATCCACGTGGGATATCCCCGAAAAGGGAGATGCTGTCATGCACCACCTCCACATTTGGCACCCGACCGCATGCGGCCGAGTCATTAATTTCTGACAGGACTTCAAAGAAATCCCGTCTCGCGAGGCTAGTTTGCCTCACGTTTTTGGTGGACCGAAGTATTTCGATCCAGGATAGTCCCTCGATATCGGGGGAACATTTCTCACCGTCATACCCACGCAGCCTTAAATTCTGCGATAGGGGGATCGACGAGGAGTAGAGCGCCATGCGCTC